GACCTCTTTAAAGTAATTGGCCAGCGTATCTGCTCGCCCTTTTAGCTCAGTCTGTATGTCATAGTCGCTTGTAAAAAATTGACCTCGTCGTTGGGTTGAGCCAACCAGTTTAACCTTGCCTTTAACAGCAAACTTTTCCGCTATGGCGCCGATTTTGTTATTAAGCATGTCAATCGTTTTCATGTTATATAGGCGAATATTAAATATTTTCACATAATAATGAACCGGAAACAGATGTTAATTGTGATTGCGGCTTACTATATGAGTATTGGCCGAACAAATCCTCCACCCTTTAAAGAGTACACAAATCTGGAACTAAAAAAAACACTTATGCTGTTTGAGATCGAAGAAAAAAAGCTTTGTGTCAAATGCTAACATCGTCTATAAAATGAAATACTTGTGCATTTGCTTGTCTTTATGCGTTTTAGATTATTTCACATGAGTTAATCTATGCATGATGGATTAAATAAATAAAATCTAACAGTATCAGATCATATTTGCATCTAAAAAATAAACAAATTTATAAATTTATGCTGTGCTTTAGATCTGCAGTTAATCCAAACACAATAGATTAAGTTTTATGAATCTAATTTTAATCTATTCGACCATGGGTTTTACGAGCTATTATTTTTTAATATATGTGTTTTCGGCGACACCTATACTGGTGCCCATTTGAGCGGCGTCTTTCTTCAAATCTCCCATCAATCCGCTATATTTTTCGCTAAGAAAAACGTTACGCAATACGCTCACGCCAATGTGTTCGTTTTTGAAGACTTGTTTTAACAGTTTCGTCATGTCTGATGCCTTGACCCTCGCATTGGTTTGCAGGTTAACCAATAAATTTTCATTTCCTTTAGGTTTTAGCTTGATCCAAATCTTCAAAATTGTGTTCAATTCTTCGGGAACATCGACGACCTGCTGTTTGTAGGTGGTTTTTGTCTTATAATTATTAAAATAGAAATTGCCAGCATGGTAATAATTTTTGGTTTTGTTATCAGTCGGAGCTGCAACAACCATCTCAGAATAATCGATGTTACGACGCGGAGGTAATAACGTGTAAAGCGACACGATAACTAAATCGTGAAGTTGCTTCAATTGCTCACCTGTTATGGTCTTTTTTTTTTGAATTATTGGCATGATAGCGGCCAATTCTTTTTGTCTCGTTAATAGGTCTGCCATATTCACGTTGTCTTGCTTGGCTTTGGTGCTGTCAGATTTGAAGGAATCCTTGTTCAAAACCGAATTTATTTTCATCATCTCGCTGTGATAAATGTCATAAACTTTCTTGAACTTTTTGTTACCCTTCAGCGCACTAACAACCGCTATGATTGAGCTGCGACGCGTATTAGGATTTTGGATCAGCTCGATCTGCTCTAAAATTGTCTTCGTGTTTTTTAAAAATTGCACATCGGTCGGGACCTTGTTGCCGTTCAATTTCTTGAGCTTGCTCATATACGTTGATTTGCTGCCTTCAGAAATCTGAGACCCTCCAAACAAAGCCATTTTTACATTAAAAAGAGATTATTTTTGGTGGATTTTAATCCTAAAGAAAGCATTACTCAAATCGGCCAAGGAACCGCCCGAGACCGACTGCCTCTGAGGGTGCAGCTGATAATGAAGATTTGAATTCATCTAAAAATGGAGCGATTTTTCTTTTTGCTCGTAATTGTTTAATAGAAACGTCTACCGGATCTGCAAATACTGGTTCAGCTAATTCGTCTGCCTTCGTTTCTTCAGCTTTGGATTTGGCTCCCTTTTTCGGTGTTAATCCTTTATACAAATCAGCAAAAACTCGACCAACTTCAGTTTCCGCTTCGTCTCGTGCTATATAAGCGTCATCTTTTGCAATTTCTTTTTTTGTACGTCGTTTACGTTTCGGTTTATCTGGGATGTCGGCTTCTCGTGTACGGGCTTCTTCTGCACGAAAAATCGCCATTTGAGCCTTTGTTCGTCTAAAACGTTTTACCTTAACTGGACTACGCCCAACTCGACCCAACGGCGCAGCGGCATAAGGCGCAACATAAGGCGCGACATAAGGCGCAACATAAGGCGCAATTACACGGGGTAGCCTCGCCGGCTGAGGTTTGACTTTAGAATAAGTACTCGGAGCATAGGTCATGATCTTTTTCTTTTTTCTTTTTTCATCTTGCTCGAGTATCCCTCCTATAAGTTGCATAACGTCGTTAAAAATAGGTTTAGCCAATTTTACCATGTATTTTATCAATACATTTTATTTTATTTGTATTAATAAATGAGTCGTGCATACGGATACGGTTTAATAAATTCAAAACTTAATACTCTGCAAAGTCTCGTGTTAACCAGCGGTACTCCGACGCCAACATTACAACAGGTAACAGACGCTGGAGCAACTACAAATGACAACATTATTTTAACCACATCACCACCCTCAGGAAATCAATGTACTTTAAACAACTCTGGTCTTATCATGCTCCAAGCTGGAAATCGTCAGACCACGCTACAGAGCGACGGCGTAGTTGCAGTTGATATTCCAACTGGAGATTACGGCCAACTGCTTAAGGACAGAGTGAAATTTCAAGTAGGGGCAAACCTGACCCAAATTGTCAACAACGGGACCGAATTAGCCATCACCGGCCAAGTTAGCTTTAACAATCCGCCACACAGCGTGGACGCCATCAATGGAAACGACCTCGTAACCAAGGGCTACGTCGACTCCCTTGTAGGGCAATACAGCGGCGGCTACAACTTTTTCTTGAATTACAGCGTTGTGGACGGCCTTTACCGGTCGCTCGGCCAGTCCGTGGTTACCGCCGCCCAGCAAAAGGTTGACCTGTCTTCCAATGCGACAAACCAGCTCGTGGCTGAATTTGTGTCCTCTGCACTGGGTATCACGAGTATTCCCTCTGGTATTTGGAACGTCTTGCTGTACAGCGAGGTCAGCGCTCCGGCAGGCGTTTGTACTTACTTTTTTGAACTTTACCAGCTCACCGGCGCCACGGAGACCTTGATAACGACCAGCGGGCTTAGCGCAGACGTCAACTCACTAACGACCCCAACCGCTTTCCCCATTAATGCCACCATTGCGGCACCTTGGCCTGTAGCGCTAACCGATAAAATTGTTCTCAAAATCTACGTGCACAAAGACGGTACACCAGTTAACGTAGCAACGTATTTCCAAAATGCCTACTACTCGTTTTCGCAAAGCACGCTCAATGCCGGAACGACCTTGCTATCAAGCAACAATACGTGGACTGGAACGAACAAATTTACACTGGGTATTACGTCTCCGGCGCTTGACAGAGAAACTGCAGGAGTACTTAATATTGGGGCGACCAATGCGTCCGGAGTAAGTTTTAACAACAAAGTGCTCTCCAGCCTGACTTATGGGGTCAACCAGTTTGTAACGTTGTCGACCAACACCGCAGTACCCTCCGCGACTCAAATAGGTGCTACGACCGCTCCAACCACGGCGGCAACGGCAACGACATCGGCGACCGCTGGCAACATAACAAACATGGCCACCTATGCGTCGACACCTGCCGGCGTGTGGCTTTTCGAAATTAGTTTTAACGTTAATTTTTCAAATGTAACCCAGTCTCAATTTTGTATTAGTACTGTCAATGGGACAACCCTTAACAATGCACTGGTTACGGGAGTTACGACAGCCGCTTTTGGGATGTTTGCACGGTTAACCGGTATAGTTTCGTTGGCGGCTGTATCGTCTGTTTTTTTTAACGGGCAGTCTGCTGTAGCCAGTGTTGGGTTAACACAAATTCGAATGACACGAACGCGCATTGCTTAAAAGACCCCCCCAATTAAGGCGCTTTTTTGAAATTATTTTATTTGGACAATATATAATGTCTGTCGCCAACTTTCCGCCCCGTATTATTAACTTTAACGCCGTATCTGCGATTGCGACAAACATTCCTGCGGTCGCCGTGAATCAAGCCGCAGGGACTTCGCTTCAAATCCTGCGGCGTGCGGATGCAAGTGAAATCCGCTTTACTCTAACTGGGGGCGTATACAATCTCAGTGCTGAAATGACTTTTACAATTGCGGATGCGGAGACCTTCGCACAACAAGTTGAGTTACAAATCCGTCGTCTTAACGGCGCAGGTAATCCTGTGGATGATCCTTTGGCGACTGCTCTTTTCGCGCTTAATCGTCTTGGGTATGCTGGTGCTGCTGGTGTTGCTACTTTCGCCACCATTGCTAATGTAGACTATTCAATGCAGTGTGCTCGTGGGTCTGTTGAAGTGCAAGACGGACAGGTTTTTACCATTCGTGCTCTTATTAACGGCCTTCCAGTCGGCGGCTCAACTATTAACACGTGCAAGTTTCTCGCGTCTCGTCTCACCGCTCTCGACCTCTTGGATAAGATTGTTATTGTCTAACGAGGGCTCAATTTGTTCTTCTGGGCCGCAATCTCGTGCTCAGCCTTGATTAAGGAGGACTTCTGTAGCAGCCCCACGTAACAGCCGTAAATGGCCTCCAAAAACTCTTGCTGTGATTGCTTTCGCAGCTCAATCGGCAGAAATAATTCCTTGCTTATGTCCAAGGCTAAAATATGAAACTCCTTGCTCAACTCGAGCTCCAGCGCGACGTTCAGCGTTAGGTTCAAGTACAGGCGCACTGACCCGAGGATCGCGATCGCCATGCTGATGGACGCCGTGGTCGTCGAGATGGTTGGCTGCGCAACGAAGTTAGACACGCCGACTGAAATAAAACTCGAAAAAACTGACAGCACAATGGTAGGTATTTGAAAATAATTCTCACAGCTCTTGTAGTAAAAAAAGTTGGCTGTATGTTTCGCGCTCAAGTCCACGCATTTTGACCTTATTAGCTGCAAAAAATCAACTATGTTTTCGTCCCAGTCCATTTATATTGTGTAAATATTAATGAACAAACTACTCGAGCCCTTGAGCGATACCAAGGTGAAGCAGGCCCTCGGCGACTCCACCCGCATCTTAAAATATAGCGAACTGAAAAATTATGAGACCATCAATGATCTGCTGCCGAAAATAAATGATTTTATTATAATCCTGCTCGAAGAAGACCATAACAGAGGACATTGGACGGCGCTTATGAAACCGCACGGCGGGTACTATTACTTTAACTCTTATGGCACCAAATACGACACTGATATCAGTGTTATTCCTATGTGCATACGCAAAATATTAGGGGAAGATCGACGCGAAATAACGCGCCTGCTTGACGGGCACCCCTGCGACTGGAACCGGACCAAACTGCAAGGTGAAAAGTCGCAAGTCTGTGGCCGCTGGTGCGTGTTAGCTATAACGCTGTGCTGCTTCATGGGCTATTCACCTGCAGAATTCATTGAGTTCGTCAAAGAAAAGGCCAAAAAATTAAACAAATCTTGTGATGAGCTTGCCGTCATGTTTGTGAATATTTGAAATGCACCGAAATTGTCCATTTGTATTTTAAAGTCGGAATGCGTTTTTGGGTAAAACCACTACTGAGTAAATCAACCTCTGTTTGTTTTGTCGTGTGTAAAACCAATCTCGGATCGAACGAAATAAGAGCACAACCAGTGCTGGTTTTTGTGCGGCTTGGCCGCTGGTGTTTGTTTTGGTTTACTTATTTTGGCACTGCAGCGAATGCGATGTGGTTTTTTGATTTGATGTGTTGAATTTTGCCTGCTGTCGTGTAGTGGCCGCCACACTCACATATGTGCTTTGTCTTTGAATAAGCTTCGTTAGCTAAATTCCATGCTGCTGATTGTTTGTTTAGTTTTTCTTTGTGATCGACACGATACTGTTTTATTTCATCAGCATGGTCGACGCGGTATTCCGCTGGTGTACGCGACGGTACCTGCTTGTTTAATTTTGCTTTATACTGCTCGACAAAAAAACGTTCACGTATGGACGCTTCTTTTTTATTGTTCACGGGTCGATGTTCAATAACAATTAATTGCCAATTGTCCCACCCGCCCATGCTGCGAATGAAACGATAGACAAACAAATTATGATATGGGTCAGTTTTGATAGTGCAGCGAGATTTGTGGCAACTTCGCCGTTTGACTTCATTCGTTGTCGAACCGACGTAACACTCTGTGATGGTAGGATCACGGCAAACCAGCCTGTAGAACAGCGCCTTAGACCAGTCAATCGGCTTCCTTGGCATTTTATAAGAAGTTATAAGACGTTGTTTTTAAACGTGTTTTTTAAAAATATTGTGTCGTGTTAATTCAATGTTCGCAACCCTCAGCTTGAATGAGCTTAAGCAGCTTGTACGCGCTTTAAAAGATAACCACAACATAGCAGGTTTTAGCCGCATGAAAAAAGATGACCTCATTAAGGCTCTGTCAGCACGCTTTGTTTTTTTACACGGGGCGATCTACCTCAAATACGAAGACGAGGATCGTGCCGAATCACAGCGCATACAAAACGAGCTTGATAAGGCTGAAGCGCCGGCTGTTGAACCCAAGAAAGCCAAGCCCCGTGCTAAAAAAAACGCAACGAAAGAACAATTAAAGCGCAAATTTATTTCGTTTCTTGATTCAACTGAGATAGGCAAAGCTAAGCCCACGGCAATTATCAAGCAATTTCTGGATAAAGAATCTATTGATATTGGTGAAAATAAACCATTTTTCATGAAAGTATTAAAGGAATGGGCTGCAGAAAATAAATAGTTATTCGAATACCAGCAAAAGGCACGGCCCGTGGTCTACCGCATTAGCTTTTCAATTTTTGTATGACGTCGTCATAGTCTGGTATAAACCACGGCTCTGGTTTTGCGTCTTCCAAAAAGTCTACAAGCGCTTGGTAATACTGGTTTTTGGTTTTCTTGGCCGTGTCGCCGTAGTGGACCCTGTACCCGTCGCCCTTTTTGTAATCGACGTCGACAACCTCACCATGAACGCCGTCTGAATCAGTAAACGTTTTCCCAACGAGCGCCTTACGCCACTCCGCAGACGATTTATATTCGAGCGGTGTTTTTTCGGGCTTGGGCGGTGGTGGTGCCTTGTCAACTACAGGTTCGTCCTCTTTTTCGGTCAATTCTTCAAACGGGACACCATTCAATGCAGCGGCTTGCTTCATAGAAATATGACTCACGCTATCTGGTGGTATTTTAAGCAGTTCGCTTGCGTTAAATAAACGCGCATTTCCTGCACGGGTTCGGAGCAGTTTTCGGTTCGGTCCAATCACGCTATACAGCGGGTATCCAAGCGAGCCGCGCTTTGGAGGAACGACTTTAATTATGATGAAAACACTGGGAGAATACCTGACATAAATCCCTTTTACAAACCCCGCCTTCTCAATATGCCGCAAGTTGGAAAACAACGACGACATGCGAATGCGCACGCGATCCCTCACTGCGAGCTTGTTTTGGTTGTAGTTTTGCGTAAATTTCTTTTTATTGTGCTCAAGGTTTAAAGTGGCCTCATTCGTCAGGTCGGCGTTAGCAAAATAATTCGTCATGATGTCATCAGGCGTTGTCTTTAAAATCTTGGAGTGGTTGCTGTTGATGGAGTCAGCGATGTCGTCTAACGAATGAATCCAAACAAGCGAATTGTTCCGCACA